TCTAGCGGCGCCATCGCTACCGGCACAAGAAACCAGTGGAGATATTGGGATAAATCCAACGGGTGAAATTTTTAGACCATCAGAGGCAATAGAAGGTGAGGCAACCGAATTCGGAGGAATAACTGAAAATAGACCAGGACAAAGAGAATCTCAGGGAACAAGAAGTAGGCGCAGAAGAAGGTCACTTCTTTCAGAAGAAGAGGGGGGTCTACTTTCTACTGCACCGGTCAGAAGAAGATCAATATTCGGAGCATAAAAAATGCCTCTTACAAAAGAAGAAACAGATTTCTTAATTAAGAGAAATGAGCAACTAAAAATGATAAGGCAACAATATGAACCCTTATGGGAAGAGATAGCTACATATATCCTTCCTGGAAGGGTTGGTATAGGATATAAACCTACCCCCGGTGCTAAACTTACAAAAAATCTTTTCGACTCCTCCGCAATATTCTCAAATGAGAATCTTGCTTTTTCAATGTGTGGAACAATTACGCCCTCCTCGATAATTTGGGCCTATTTAAAGCTTGCAGACGATAGACTTAATCGTATCAAGGAAGTAATGGATTGGCTGGAGACATGTTCACAACTTCTTCACTATCATCGCAAGAGATCAAATTTCTATGCGGAAGTTCCGGAGCTCTATACCGATCTATCAGCTTTTGGTCAGGGTTGTATGTTCTTGAATGAAAACCCGATCGCACATATGGGTTTTAATGGTTTCTATTATAAGACACTCGCAAATTCGGAATATTGTACGGCTGAAGATCATCAGGGATTTGTAAATACCGTTTTCCATGAATTTGAAAAATCAGCAATAGCAGCGAGAGACGAATGGGGCAAAGAGACTCCTAAAAAGATTCTGGATTCAGCCGAAAAAGAACCGGATAAAAAATTTAGTTTTTTACATTGCACTTTTCCCAATGAGAATGGGGGCAAACCATTTATTTCACATTACATTAATTTGGACGAAATGGCTTATGTTTCCGAGAAAGGATATTATGAGCTTCCATTTATCGTTCCCAGATTAAGAAAAATATCAGGAGAAGATTATGGGAGAGGACAAGGTCATGTTGCATTGCCGGATACTCGAACACTAAATAAGGCAAAAGAATTAGACATGAAAGCGTGGGCAAAAGATATTGATCCTGCAACTTTTGAAAAAGATAAAGGGATAATTGGAAATCTTAAACTCTATGCAGGCGGGAGAAATGTTGCAAAAGACAAGGAATCTATTTGGACACTTGATAGACATACCCGATATGATGTTACACAAATCAAACAGGAGAGCCTTGTTACAAGCGTAAGGCAGATGTTTTACTTCGATCAATTAAATCTGCCTGAAAAATCAGACATGAGAGAAATGGAGGTGGTGATCAGATACAATCTCATGCAGAGATTGCTTGGCCCCGGGCTGGGAAGGATAGAGGTTGAGCTTCTGAAAAAATTAGTTGAAAGAGAATTTGGAATACTTTTTAGAGCGCATGCCCTGCCGCCTGTTCCGCAAATTCTTAGAAGGATGGGTGTTAAGGAAATTGACATTGAATATGAAGGACCCCTTGCAAGATCACAGAGGGTAAATGATGCCACGGCAATCCAGAAACTCTATGCTTTTGTTGCTCCAATCTCAGCCGTTAATCCTAAAATTCTGGATAAGATTGATGACGATAAGGCCGTTGAATTGGAAGCGGAAGCCCTTGGCGTTCCATCTAAGGTTTTACGCTCAGATGAGGAAGTTATTGCCCTCAGAGAACAAAGGGCCAAGGCACAGGCAGCAGAGCAACAAAAGATGGACATGGAGAGATTGGCAACAGGGATTGGACAGGTTACTCCTCTTCTTAAATCATGGCAAGAACGGCAGGGGGCAGAGGGTGAAGCATGAAAGAGCCAATTAAATTAACACATGCTCAGATAATTGGCATTCAAAGATATTTAAATGTTTTTAATACAGATGACGGAAGATGGGTATTGGAACATTTAAAATCTCTTTTTTGTGATGATACTTATGAAAGAGGAGATTCATATCATACCGCATTTCGTTGTGGGCAAAGAAGTGTAATTCTTGAAATAGAAACTACTTTAGATAGAGGCAAACAAGAGATAATAGAAGAAGAAGAAAAAGAGGAATAGAAAGGAGAATAATTTATGCCAGATGAAATTACAGGGAGTCGAGCGGGAGATACCGCTGGATCTGTATTCCAAAGAAATATTTCAAAACCATCAATAGATTGGTCTAAGGGTGGTGCCGAGCATTTTTCGGGATTTAAAGAAAGCCTTGGCGAAGTTGGTAAAGATAAATCCTTTGAGCCAATAAAAGACTTTCATGGTCTTGGAAAGACTTTTGTCGATGCACAGAAAATGATAGGTGGAAGCTTAAGACTTCCCAAAGAAGGAGCTACTCCTGAAGAAAGAAAAAAATCTGTTGATGAAATTATGACAAAACTCAGGGGAGCAGGGATTATGGAGAATATTCCCGAATCTCCGGATAAGTATGAAATAAAAATGCCCGTAAAAGATATTCACGGCGATGACTTTGTGGTAAATGATGGATTGCTAAAATCCTTCCGAAGTGCCATTCACAAGATGGGGATTCAGCCAAGCTATGCTCAGGGCCTTTTTGATTGGTATCTTAATTTTCAGGCAGAAGCGGAAGCCGCTGATGACGCCAAATTTGAGGAAATAAAGTCCGCCATGAAGAAGGAATGGGGAGGGCTCTATTCTCGCAGAATGGAAGCATCAAGACGAGCCATATTTAAATACTTTGGAGAAGATGGGGATAATTTTATCAGTTCTCTTCCTCCTGAAACTGGGGCGAAGATTGTAAAAGTTTTTTCTCAAATTGGCGATCCCATGTTAGAAGAAGCATTGGTTGAAGGGGAGAGATTAAACGTTAGCACTCTTGGAGATATTGATAAAAAAATCATGGCAATGTTTAATGATCCCAAACATCCATTGAATGATATTTCTAACCCAGGTCATAAAGCAGCCGTTGAAGAATATTCTGCTTTACAGCAGATGAAAATCCAGTTAACCAAAAAATAGGAGGAGAAAGATGTTAAGATCAGATTTGGAAATCATTCACGCTTTTAGAAGGAACTTGGAATGGAATGGAACTTTCCCGAGCGGCAGATTAAGAGGAACGATTACTTTTGATTCCGCACAGGAAGCTCTAACCCATGCAGACGGCCAGTTAATTGGAGTTCTTAATAGTATTCCCGTCTATAGAGAAGGTGATCTCGGAAATGGGAAATTTATTTATTACGATTTTGCAGGAAATACCTTGGCAACAAATGTTTAAAAGGAGGTTTTATGCCATTAATGCAAGAAGCAGTTTCTAGGGTAGATTGGGAATTAATGGAACAAGGGAAAAAGCCAAAAAAAAGATCACAAATAATAAAGCCGGAGCCAGAAAGACCTGAATTAAAGAACGAAATAAAATTTACAGATATTCCGGTTGAAAGATTTAAAAAGTTAGATAGTGCGATAAAAAATATTATTAAAAATAAAGAAGGAATGAGATTTATCGGATATGATGTTTTAATTTCCCTTGGCAGACCAGACAATATGATTGCAATAACGGATGAAGAGAAGAAAGCGCCAAAGTCAATGAGTGGATGGATGGATGAGGGGAATTTTCTTCAATTAGTTAGAACATTCAGAAAGAAAATTGATGTACAGGTTATTCGATGGTAATTTATAAAAGCGCCAGATAGCACGAAAGTGTCTGGTTGACTACTGGAAAGACAGTCGTAGAATCCGCGTCACGGATAAGAAGAATCCGGTGTACGGGAAGTTCTTCGCTAAAAGAATTTAACATTTTTTTAGAAGGAGGAACTTCCAATGCCAGAAACAATCACAGAAAGCTTCGTTCAACAATACCAAAACACAATGCGGATTTTGTGCCAGCAGGCCGATTCAAGGCTTGAGGGTACAACCATTCCCCCCGTAAAGATGGAAGGTGAATATCTTTACTGGGAGAGATTAGGTGCAACTGAAGCCATTGAGTTGGCTTCACGTCATGGCGATACGCCAAATATCGAACCGGATCATTCAAGAAGAAGGTCAACGGCCCAACCCTATGTTTGGGCAACTCTCCTTGACAGGGCAGATGCGGCAAGAATGCTGGTAGATCCCAAGGGACCATATCAGCAAGTTGCCAAAAATGCCATGAACAGGAGAAAGGATAGAATTATCCTTGCCGCTCTTGGTGGAAATGCTTACCAGGGAAAAGCGGGGGCCACTACAGTAGCACTTCCGGCTGCTCAGAAAATTGCTCATGGAGGGGTTGGCATGACAGTGGGCAAGCTTTTAGCCGCCAAACAACTTCTTAAAGAAGCAGAAGTTCCAGGTCCTTATTATTTTGTCTGTACAGAAGAAAGTATCATTGATCTCTTAGGTACAACCGAAGTAACAAGTATAGATTACAACAGTGTAAAAGCCCTTGTTGAAGGCGAAATTGATACCTTTCTCGGATTTAAATTTATCCAGACAGAATTAATATACCTGGAAAATGGTTCTTCAACGACTACTTGGTACAATTATGCTTATGCCAAAGGCGCTGTCGGATATGGGAACATTCAGGATATTAAAGTCAGATTAACAGAAGAATCTACGAAAAACTTTTCATGGCAACCCTATGTATCAATGGACATGGGTGCCACTCGTGTAGAAGATGAGATGGTGGTAGAGGTTGCAAGTCAATAGTGGGTAGGTTTTAAAAACCATAACCTCCGGGTAATCCCCTGTAAGTGGGGAACCCCGGAGCCTAAGTCCTTCGGGTAAGCTTAAGGACAAAAAGGAGAAAAGACAATGAGAGATTTTAATTCAGATGGAGTTTTGATTGGAAGACCATACCAATCAGTACATGAACAGAGCGCTACCCAGAAGTATCCTATTGGGCTTATCTATCCGGCCTTTGGGAAGAGATGGAGGTATTGTAGAGCTGCGGCAAATATTACTCCTGCAAGAAGAGGATGCCCTAATTTAACACAGAATCCCTGGACAGCAGGGGGATATAGTTTTGGTAGCGATGGATGTACTGCTACCGGAGTCATTGGAAGCAATTTTGTTGATGTGACTTTAAGCGGTGATTATGATATCGAAAGAACGTTAGATTGCTTCCAGGATGGGATTCTTAGTCTATTTCCGGCTTCAGGCATTCCGATCTATCAGTACCGGATTATAGGCAATGATCCCAGCCATACCAGCAACACTATTGTTAGGCTGTATATTGATCCGCCTCTTGTTGAGGCGGCTGTTGCAGTTCCTTGCGATGGTATGCCAAGTCCGTATATGAATGTTGGAGATGGTGAAAGCGTTGGTACTCAACTCAGCGTTGTGGTCGTCAATGAAATCATCGTGACAAGCGGTTACTACTTCTGGGGTCAAACCAAAGGTCCAGCCTGGGTCACACCTAATGCAGGTTGGAATACGGCATCTACCAGGGAATGTGAATGGCACACCAATGGAACGATTAAGGCAGCAACTGGTGTAGCATTACAGAGGGCCGGGTATATTCTTGTGAATAACACGGATGCTGATGATGCCCACATTATGTTGATGTTAGAGTAAGCGATTTAACCCCGTGGGGTCCCGGCCCTGCGGGGTTTTTTAAAAAGGTAAAATTAAGGAGATCATCATGAAAAAAATCATTCTCATTATTTTGGCTTTGGTGTTTATGGCAAGTTTGAGTTTTGCAGCAACCCTCAATCTCAAAGCAACCTGGACGGCCAACACAGAGACCGATATGGCTTCTTACAAGCTCTATCGAACGGACGGAACTCGAACATTGATTGGGACAATCCCTCATCCCACAATCCAATATACATTTACTCAAACCGTTGTAGATGGGAGCCAGGGTACAATGAATTTCGTTCTGACTGCTATTGATACGGCAGGGAATGAATCGG